GACGGGTGTCAAGTGCATTTGATTATTGAGGGTTGTAATTGGGAGAAGATATTTAACGGCGGTTATAAAAGCCAATTAACGCCACAGGCATTGACCGCTTCGCTCTTATGTTGGCTTGACCGTTACAACTTTCACCTTCATTTCTGCAAAGCGGAAACCACACCGAAATTGATTTATAAAATTTTATATTATGCAATGAAGAAAGAAATAGATGTTTAAAGGAAAGGATTTATAAAAATGAACGAATTAATATTAGTTAAGCAAATCCCGATTATTGAGGAGCAATTAAAAACCATAAGCGATAAAATCACCGAAAAAGTTGAAACTGCGCTTGCTATGGTTTGCACCGAGGAAACGGTCAAAGAGGTTAAGGCAATAAGGGCAGACCTCAAAAAAGACTTTACGGAGCTTGAAAACAAGCGCAAAGAAGTTAAAAGCGTGATTATGTCTCCGTATGAGCAGTTTGAAGCAATCTATAAAAACTATGTAACAAATGTGTTTAATCCCGCCGATGCTCAACTCAAAGAAAAGATTGATGATGTTGAAAACGGATTGAAAGAGCAAAAACAAATCGAAATCCTCAAATATTTTAACGAATATATTGACGAAAAGAAGATTGATTTTGTTACTTTCTTTGATGCCGGAATAACGGTTTTACTGTCAAGCTCAATTAAATCTCTTAAAGAGCAAGTGAAATCTTTTGTTGATAAAATCGTTGACGATTTAGCTTTAATAGAAACACAGGAAAACAAGCCGGAAATCCTTGTTGAATATAAGCGGAGCTTGAATGTGTCGCAAGCTATAACCACAGTATCGGCGCGCCAAAAGGCAATTGCTGAAGAAAATGCAAGGGCAGAAGCGGAACGGCTCGAAAAGATAAAAATCGAAGAGCTTAAAACAATGGAAAAGTCCGAAACTTTTGACGATGTTGCTACAAAACCCGCAGACGAAACTCCGGCGGTTGAGGTTAAAAAGCCTGAAGAATCTCCGGCAGAAAGAATTTATATTGTTAAAATGTCCGTAAAGGGAACGGTTGAACAGTTAAAATCCCTTAAAAATTACCTGTTAAACAACTCCATTGAATACGAAAGCGGAAAAATGGAACTCACATTTTAAACCGCAAATGAATAATAACCGGGCGGGGCAACCCGCCCAAAGGAGGCGAAAACCATATGATCACAGAAATATATCACGATAATTTCCAAAACTACAAGCGATACAACATCAAGAAAGCGCAACTTGTAATTGCCGATATACCATACAATTTAGGCGTTAATGCCTATGCGTCAAATCCCGTTTGGTATGTTGACGGAGACAATAAAAATGGTGAAAGCAAAAAGGCAAAGAAAGCATTTTTTAACGGCGACGGGCAATTTAACCTTGTTGAATATATGCACTTTTGCAACAAACTTTTAATCAAAGAACCGAAAGAAACAGGGAAAGCACCCGCAATGATTGTATTTTGTGCCTTTGAGCAAATGCACGATGTTATTAAAATCGGCGCCGAATATGGGTTCAAGAACAGTTACCCGCTTGTATTTATCAAAAACTTTTCGGCGCAAGTGTTAAAGGCAAATATGAAAATTGTCGGCGCAACGGAATACGCGGTTGTTTTATATCGGGATAAATTGCCAAAGTTTAACAACGGGAAGAGCCAAGCCGGAAACCCGATGATGGTTTTTAATTGGTTTCAATGGCGAACAGACGGGAATAATTACCCTAAAATTCACCCGACACAAAAGCCAATATGCGTATTAAAACGATTGATTGAAATCTTTACAGACGAAGGCGACACAGTTATAGATCCTGTATGCGGGAGCGGTTCAACATTAAGGGCGGCGGCAGAGCTAAACAGGAACGCATACGGGTTCGAGGTTTCCCGTGATATTTACAATGACGCTAAAAACATAATGCTGAACGGCTTGCTAAAAGACACGGGGGATAAAAAGGAAAGTATTACCTATAACACTCAGATTAAACTTTATTAAACGGAGGCGAAACCGTTATATGCTTTTCAACAAATATGAACTAAACGAATTAAAAAAGGCTGACAATGAAATCAACCGCACCTTTAAAATCACACGAAAAGAAATTGATGCCGCGAATATGCGCGATCGTGAAGCGTTGGGCGTGCCGAAAATGAATGAGGTTAGACGGGCAGAGAGTGAAACACGGAAAGAATATTACAGGTTGAGATATTTAAAGCAAAAGGAGGCGAAAACAAAGCATTGAAAGACGAAAAGGAGTTAAGCGGGTTTATAGTTTTGCATAGGCAAATATTAAATTGGGAATGGTTTGATGATGCAAAAACCCTACAATTATTTATCTATTTATTGGTATCGGCGAGCTTCAGGGATGCGACTTGGCACGGCGAAAAAATCAAGCGCGGGGATGTAATTACATCGATAAATAAACTATCCCAAATATTAACAGTTAGTGAACGGTCAATCCGCACTTCGCTAAATCACCTAAAATCGACAGGCGAAGTGACAAGCAGAGCGACAAGCAAATATTCCGTTATAACTGTTGTAAATTATGGCAAATATCAAGATAAATCGGAAAGACCGACAAGCAAACCGACAAACACAGTGACAGGCGACCGACAGGCAAGCGACAGGCAAGCGACAGGCAACCGACAACATCGTAACAATGTAAACAATGTAAACAATGTAAACAAGAGAGAGAGTGCGCCCGCACCGGTTTATTTTTTCGGTTTTTACGAGAATGTGAAACTGACCGAAATTGAGATGGAAAAGTTTCAAGCGGAATATCCAAAACAATGGGAGGCTACCCTTGAACGGTTATCAAGTTATCTTGCAGAAACAGGAAAAACCTATTCAAGCCACTTTGCTAAATTAAGGGCATGGGCGAAAGAGGATAGCGAAAGGGCAAAAGCAGAGCCAAAACCGGAAGGTCCAAAATACCGGATTTTAGAATGAGGTTAAAAGATGAACGCATTAACCACGGAAGCAGAAACAACCTTAATTGGTGAGATAATCCTAAAACCGGAAATCTTCATGGAATGTTTAATGGCTGATCTTAATCCGAAAGATTTTGAAATTTTGGAGTGTAGGGAAATATATGAGGCTTGTTTGATGATGTTCGCAAACGAAAAGCCGATTGAGGTTTTATCCCTGCTGAATATCTTGCCAAAAAGCGAAACCAAAAAATACAAGGGATTTATTACAAGTGTCTTAAGTGTTATTCCGTCAACCGCTAATTACAAGGCTCATATCGGAATTGTCAGAGATGCGGCAAGAATGAGGCGAGCGGGTGAAAAAGCCAAAGAGTTAATGGATGCAATTGAATACAACGGAAACCTTGATTATTGCCGTGAGTCTGCCGTTAATCTTATGCGGTGCTTTGACGGGACAGACGGAACAGAAGTAGTAACCGCAAGGCAAGGGTACAGAAACTTTATTGAGAATATCGGAAAGGTTAAAGAATACATCGCAACCGGGATTGAAAAACTTGACCGTTATGTGCAGTTAAGCAAGGGTGATTTTGTGGTTATCGGCGGCAGACCGTCAACAGGTAAAACGGCGTTGACCTTGCAGATTATGCTCAAAATGGCAGAGAAAAAAAATGTTGTCTTTTTTAGCCTTGAAACAACAGCGGATAAACTCTTTGAGAGGATGATTGCTAATTATGCGACATTTGATTATGGGGCAATCAGGAAAGGCGGGTTAAAGGACGATGAAATTAAAAGCATTGACAGGTTATGCAACGGAAGGTTTACCGAGTTAAATTTCAGTGTTGTTAAGGCTGCCGGCTGGAGTGTTGAAAAGATTAAATCAAAGGCAATGCAATTAAAGGCTGATGTTGTGTTTATTGACTATTTAGGTTTGATTGCGGCAAACAGCGGAAAATCACAATATGAAAAGGTTACTCAAATATCACTCGACCTTCACACAATGGCGCAGAGGGAAAAAATAACAACAGTTGCATTAGTGCAGTTAAATCGGGGAGTTGGTAAGGAAGCGCCGGAAATGGCAAGCCTTCGGGACAGTGGACAAATCGAACAAGACGCCGACGTGATTATGCTTTTATCAACACCAAATGACACAGATGAGCGCAGAAACGAAAAACAAATGACGATTGCTAAAAACAAAGATGGTATGGTCGGAGTAATCAAGTTTAATTTTGTTGGCAAATATCAACAGTTCAGACCGATTGAAACCGCATACGGCAGTAACGAGGAACAAATGCCTTTCGGCGAAGGCGAAGTTATTAAAATTTGAAACCACATAAAAATAAACAGCGGAGGTAAAGCGTGAACAGTAACAAGCCGTCTCAACGGCAATTAGACACAATGGCAGAACCAAACGAAAGGATAGGTTAAAAATGATAGAACTTGACAAAGACCACTTGCGGGAAACAAACCTTGACCGCATAAGGGAAATGAGCGCGGAGGAAATAGCTGAATATTTTAAAGACCCTATAATATGCTTTTGGTGTAGCGAGGCAACGGATGGAATTTGTCCTGATAATTGTTTTGAGGGGAGGCTTAATTGGCTCAACTCGCCGGTGGAGGAAAGCAAATGACAGCTGAAGAATATTTATATCAGTACAGAAAGGGGAAATTAAGTGAAGCATTATAAATATAGCCTAACCAAAGACCTCAAGGACTATATCGAGTTTAATCTTCGCCATTATTGTGAGCGGCAACGGGAACTTGATGAATACAAAACAGATATGATGCCGTCTTACACCTCGAAACTTGACGGGATCGGCGGGTATGGCGGCAGGACAACAGATATAACGGCAGACACGGCGGTCAGGTTAACAACTGATATTTATATTAAACGGGTTGAAAGCAACTGCAAAGCAATACAAATAGTGTTAAGCAACATAGACGATACCGATGCCGCGCTGATTGCTATGGTTTATTGGAAGTCAACGCACACCGTTGAGGGCGCGGCGCAGATAATCCATATCGGAAAAAGTACAGCATATAACAGGATTAACGCAATACTTTATAACATTGCTTTGGAGCTTGGGGAAATTAATATATGAAGAAATAGCAACTCAAGCAAAGAAAAATAATATTGAAAATGAAAAGGAGTAAAAAATGGACAAATTATTGGGTAAGAAGGCAATGGACAAGATAACCGGTTTTAAAGGAATTATCATTGGAAAGTGCGAGTATCTTTATGGGTGTAACCAATACGGCATTACGCCTATGGCAAAAGATGGGAAAATAGAAGATACCCGGTGGTTTGATGAAGGTCGCGTTGATGTGGTTGGAGAAGGATATTCGCCTGAAAGTGTAAAGGGCGATAAAAACGGCGGGTCAGATTCGGATGCACCAAAAGGAGTTTATTAAGAATCAACACAAAACATTGGAAAAACATTGGAAAAATCGACCCGTAAACTGCTGTATAATGATATTGTTAGAAGATGTAACTAAACAAGCGGTTGCCGTAATTGGTGGCCGCTTTGCATTGAGGCTAATTTATGAACCCTATCAAACAACAAAAGCTATGCGAAGGATGCACATGGAAGCCAAACAATACAGACGCTCAAGCCTGCGCGTTTGCACGATGTGTGTATGAGCGCACGGGTGCAATCAGATACACAGACAACTACAAGTATACCGCTTATAGGGATAGGCTCACAGGGCGCACGGTTGAGATAGGGGCGCACTGGTATAAGGTGAACATTTAATGGCTAAAGAGTGGGCGAAAGCGTTTTATAGGTCAAGTCAATGGATAATAGCAAGGAAGCAAGCGTTAAGCCGAGACCATTACACTTGTCAACTATGCGACGGCAGAGCAGAGGAAATACATCATATCATTCCATTAACGCCCGACAATATAAACGATTACAACATATCGCTTAACATTAACAACCTTCAATCTCTTTGCCATAACTGCCACAACAAGATAACAAAAGGTTATACCGGAGATATTGTTGAGGGGTATTGCTTTGACGAGAACGGGGATATTGTTAAGTGCTGACCCCCCCCCTTAGTTGTAAAATTGTTAAAAGAATTTAAAGAACCGCGATGTTTCCTTCCTGTGTGTCACCAAGCCCCACCTAAGGGGTGTAGTTTTTTTGAAAGAGGTAAAAAGCCATGTCAAGTGAAGGTATATACACCGAAAAAGAGCGAAATGAGCGCATTAAAAAAGAGTTGACCAGAATTAAATCGGCGTTTAAAGATTTAGATGAGTTTAGAATCGTTGCGCTTGACCGGCTGTTATATGAGGCGGCTTTCTTATCAACCACGCTTGATGAAACAAAACAAATGATTAACCGGGACGGGATAACGGAAAAATATACCAACGGGGCTAATCAATGTGGTTATAAGAAGTCAAGCGCTGTTGAGGTATACGATAAATTCATCGCGTCATATACAAAAATCATCGCGCAGCTAACAAAAGAGCTGCCTGACGCGGCGAGTAAAAACAAGGCGGCCGATGCTATTAACGACTTTTTAGAAGGCGAGTAAATATGAACTACCCGAAAGAATATCTAAAGGCAATTCAAGAGGGTAAAGAAGTTGTATCAATAAAAGTTAAAGCGGTATACGAACGGGAAGTTTCATGGATGGATAATCCACCTGAAAACTTTCCGTTTTACTTTGACGAACAAAAGGGGATGCGCCCGATCCTGTTTATTGAAAAGTTTTGCAAACACTCGAAGAGCAAATGGGCGGGCAAGTTATTAAAACTTTGTTTGTTTCAAAAGGCAAAGATACAACTTGTTTTCGGATGGCTTGAAAAAGACACGGGCAAAAGACGGTTTCGGCGCGTTGTCGATATTCGCGGGCGCAAGTGCGGTAAGTCTGCGGAAACGGCGGCCATTGCGATTTATATGGTTTGCGGCGACAAAGAGGGCGGCGCTGAAGTTTACTGTACCGCGAACAAACTCGACCAAAGCAAGTTGATATATAACGAAATTATCAACATGCGGAAACAGTCTATTCACTTTTTGGCGATATTAAAAAAGCGGGTTAGTGATATATACCACGAAAATTCAATGTCTTTTATTAAGCCGCTGACATCCGGGAAAATGGACGGCGTGAACGCGTCTTTCTTTGTACAAGATGAATTTCACGCGGCAAAAACAAGAGTTGTTCACGATGACATGATACAGAGTCAATCAATGCGGGAACAACCTCTCGCATGGCTTATATCAACAAACGGATTTTTAAGAAATCTGTTTTTCGATGATATATATGACGAGTGCTCCCATGTTGCTATGTGGGAAGAAGGATTTGAGAACTATCAACTGCTCCCGCTGATATATGAACTCGACAACCGGGATGAATGGGACAAGCCGGAATGTTGGGAGAAAGCTAATCCAGGACTTGGAACAATTAAAAGTTTTAAAACCTTGAAAGATAATGTCGAAACAGCAAAGCGAAACCCTAAATTCTTTCCAACGGTGCTGACAAAAGACTTTAACATCCCAGAAAACTCCTCCGAGGCATGGTTAAGATACGAGGATGTTGTTTATGATTGCCCGTTTGACATGGAATATTTGCGGCATAGTTACGCGGTGGCGGGTTGTGATTTGAGTTCGACAACCGATTTAACCTGTGCGACTTTAATCATTAAAAAGCCAAATGATGAAAATGTTTATGTGTTGCAAAAATACTTTTTACCGAAATCAAGAGTTGACGCAATAGAAAACACAAATAAAAAAGAAGCACCATATCTGACATGGGAAAAGCAAGAGTGGATAACACTTTGCGATGGCGCAACAATTGACTTCCATGCCGTAACACAGTGGTTTACTGACATGGTGAACACTTATGATATCCGTCCTTTATGGGTTGGGTATGACGCGGCGCTTTCCGGTTATTGGCGCGAGGAAATGGAAGGCGTGGGGTTTGAAATGGAACGGATCAGACAAGGGCCGTTTACATGGACATATCCCATGAAACAACTTGGCGGGCTGCTTGAAGAGCACAAAATCATATCAAATAATAACCCGATGCTGCGGATGTGTTTATTAAACACGGCATGCAAAACCACAAACAAAGACGGTATTAATTCAATTCAGCCCGTCAAAACAAGTTCTACAAAGCGAATAGACGGAACTGTTTCGCTGCTTAATGCGTTTACTTGTTATCTTAACCATGAAGAAGAATATATGGGCTATGTCAACTATCGGAAATAATAAGGTGGTGCAATATGAGATTTAGAAATGCAATAACTAAACTGTTCGGAAATGTAAAAAACTACCTATCTACGGCATGGAAAGAATTAGGAACATACACCTCTTATTTTTCGAGTTTTGGCACAGATATATATGCGAATGAAATAGTCAGGGCTTGCATAAGGGCGAAAGCAGAACACAGTTCAAAGAGCAATGTCAGGGTTTTAAAAGACGGGGATAATGAGCGTGTTCCGGGAAACAAGGCGCTTCAACGGATGATTCAATATCGACCAAACATATACATGAACGGAAAAGACTTTTTATACAAAGTGAGAACAATGTTAGAAATTAATAACATTGTTTTTATTTTTATTCAAAGGGACGCATTTGGAAAGTGTATAGGGTTATATCCCATGCCGAAAGCCACGCATGAGGCTGTTGATGTAGGCGGGGAACTCTATATCAAGTTTACATTTAACGGAAACGGAATAGTTACAACACTTTCATGGGAAGATTTAGCAGTTCTTCGGAAAGACTATAACGGTTCAGATGTATTCACAGACAGCAATGATGCCATATTAACAAGCCTTGACTTGTTAAACACAACAAATGAGGGTATGGCAAATGCTATAAAGTCAACGGCAAATCTCCGCGGCATACTTAAAAGCACAAAAGCAATGTTATCACCTGAGGATGCTAAGCGGCAGAAAGACCAGTTTGTTACCGATTACATGACGATGGCAAACGGGTCAGGAATTGCATCGCTTGATAGCACAATGGACTTTAAAGAGTTGAATATTCAACCGCACCTCGCAAATTATAAATCAATCGAAGAACTCCGTAACAATATATACAGATATTTTGGTGTTAATGAAGAAATCATAACGAGCAAAGCGAAAACGGATATGTGGCAAGCGTTCTATGAGGGACAGATAGAAGGGTTTTTGCTTGCCTTATCCCTTGAATTAACGAATAAAATCTTCACAGTTTCACAGAAAAACGCAGGATATGAAATCATTTTTGAGGCAAATAGGCTTGATTATATATCAATTGAAAACAAGCTCGCTTTTGTTGCTTTGGTTGATAGAGGCGCAATGACACCGAACAGGTGGGCGGCCATGTTTGGACTCCCACCGCAGGACGGCGGCGACAAGCCAATACGAAGGCTTGACACCGCTCCAACAAATCAAACGGCGGGCAGTGTAGACGATAACAATGCAGACGATAACAATGGAGGGAATAATGATGCCGATTAAAACAGACAGAGAGTACAGAGCTTTATTGCAACCACTATCAACGCAATCAAAAGAAAAACGGATTGAAACTGATTATTACATTGAAGGTTATGCAACAACTTTTGATACGCCTTATGTTATATGGGAATGGGACGGAGTGCAATATAAAGAAGTTATTGACAGAAACGCTTTAAACGGTGCCGATTTTTCAGACGTCATATTTCAATATGACCATCAAGGAATGGTTTTTGCGAGAAACACTAATAAAACCTTAATAGTTGAACCAAATACAACCGGTTTATTTGTTGCTGGAGATTTGGGAAAAACTAACGCAAGTAAGGATATTTATGATGGAATTTCGGCAGGTTTAATCACCAAAATGTCATGGGCGTTTACGGTATCAGAAGAAAGTTACAACAAAGATACTAAAACAAGAACGATTTTGAAGGTTAAAAAAGTGTATGACGTGTCAGCGGTAAGCTATCCAGCAAACCCTGACACCGAAATATCAGCGCGTTCTTTTATCAACGGAGTGATTGAAAGAGAAAAGCAGGAGTTGCTTGCGTTGCAAAAACGGTTAGAGTTGGCAAAAAAGAAGTATGAATTTTTAGGAGGTAAGAAAATTGAATCTTGATGAAATGAACCTTGAACAAGTAAACACAAGGCTCGCCGAACTTGACATTGAAGTGAGAGACGCTACATCGGTTGAAACGGTTGAGGCTGCAACCACCGAAAAGCAATTACTTGTCGAGCGCAAGGCAGAACTTGAAACGCTTGAAACCCGCAAACAAACCGCCTTGAACATTACGGCGGGAACTCAACCCAATATTAAAATAATTGACAAAACGGAGGACAGAAAAATGGAAGAAGTTAAAACCTATGGAGTGGACTCCCCGGAATACAGATCGCTTTTCCTGCGCAACTTGCAAGGAAACCTGACAGATGTTGAGAAACGCGAAGGCGAAATCATCTTGTCGCAAGTATCTGGCGCAATGCCGACAATCACACAGAACAGGATCATTGAAAAGCTGACGCAACTTTCACCGATTTTGGCAAGCGTTGACCTTGTGAATGTACCGGGCGGGCTGACAATCGCTATCGAAGGCACAACCGCAGAAGCCGCACTTCACACAGAAAACGCCTTGCTTGCCGGCGCGGCTGACACCGTAACAAGCATTACGCTTGGCGGTTATGAAATCATCAAGTTTGTTTCTCTTTCTGCAACGGTTAGAGCAATGACGGTTGATGCGTTTGAAAACTTTGTTATTGGCAAACTTACCAAAAAGGTAACAAAGAAAATTAACTACTACTTTATCAAAGGCACCGGATCATCCATGCCGAAGGGTATTGACTACGCCCGCACTTGGACTGATACCACAACTGCGGTGCAGTGGGCTTCTGCTTCTCCGTTACCCGCAGAACTGGCAGAACAAATGTCGCTTATGCCGGGAGAGTATGCGGCTGGTGCTGTTTGGCTTACCAATTGGACCACATTCTGGTCTCTTATTTTCCCAATTCAAGACGATAGCAAATACTCTATTTTAGTACAGAACAACGGCGTTTGGTATCTGCTCGGGAAAGAAATCACATTTGATGACAATGTAAACGCAGGCGATCTGTTCCTTGTTAACTGGTATGAGTGCGTTATCGCTAATCTGCAAAACGGAATCGCAGTTGACATATCAAAAGAGAGCGGATTTGCTTACAACCGTGTTGATTATCGTGGCGTGGCTCTGTTTGATTCTGACATTAAGGCACCTGAAGCTGTTGTTAAGGGCGCGAATGTACTGACAGCCGGTTAAGTAAACCGATTAATTAGGAGGTCTTAATATGGCGGTTGGTGCAGCTTATCTGACCAAGGTTAGGCGTGCAGTTCGCGTAAATTCAAGCGTTGAAGTAGACGCTGAACTAACAGATATTATTGAGGAATGCCGCCTTGACCTTGCAAATATTGGCGTAAGATACGACAAGGCAATAAGCGAAACGGACGCGCTCGTACTTGGAGCCGTCCGTTCCTTTGCCCGGTGGAAGTTCGGCTTATCAAATCCCGATGCGGAAAAGAACCGCGAGGATTATTTAATGCAAAGGGACGAAATGAGAAGGAGGGGTTCGTATTGCACTTCTCAGACAGAATAACACTAAGAGCAGTTACGAACTCAATCGACACGAAGGGTTTTAATGTTGAAACGCATACCGACACGGTGGTATGGGCTGACAAAGTAACCGCAAGCCAAAACGAGTTTTATTCAGCCGGCGCTAATGGGATAACTGTTAGCGCCGTTTTCATGGTAAATGCAGAGGAATACACAGGGCAGACGGAAATCTTATTTAATTCTGTTGAATACCATGTTGAACGCACATTCCAAAAAGATAAAGGAAATATCGGGCTTGTCTGCTCAACAAAGGCGGGATGATATGACTTGCGAGATGGGATGGGCAGACGGTAAAAGTTTGAGCGAGTTTGTCGATGAATTAAACTATATGGCTTCAAACGTTGCCGGAATAACCGATGAAGCATTAAGCGCAGGCGCTCAAATAATACTCGATGAAGCGGTAAAAACAACTGCATGGAAAGACACAGAAGGAAAAGGCAAGCATCTTCGCAAAATGATAAAGAAAAACAAAATCAAGACTGATAAAAAGGGGCAAAAATATATCTTGATTGGTTCATTTTCTCGTGACGCTTTTTATGCAAGGATGCTTGAATTTGGAACCACAAACATGGATGCTCATCCGTGGCTTAGACCCGCTTATGAACGAAAAATAGTAGAAGCGGTAGACGAAATCAAAAGACATGTAGTCGAGGCGATTAATAATGGACTATAAAACCGCAATCAAAACCGCGTTGGCAAGCATTGAAACCGCCGGAACGCCCGTGTCATTTATGCGATACACGGGAACGAAAAAGACATATATCAACTTTATGTGTTACAACGAAATGTGCGAGGATTATGCGGAGAATGAAGAAATCGCTTTAACTTATTATGTGCAGATTGATGTATTCTCGGACACTTCGGCGGTTGATACGCTCGCGGCGCAGGTTAAAACAGCAATGCAAGCGGCAGGGTTTACCGGATTTTCAATGCAAGATTTATACGAAAAAGAAACAGAAACATACCATAAAGCAATATCAATGAATATTAAATCTACAATTTAGGAGGAAAACAAATGAGTTCAATAGTTGGAGTAGAAAAACTCTATTATGCAAAACTACTGACAGACACAGCGGGCGCATTGACATTTGACACGCCTGTGTATTTGCCCGGCGTTCAGAAAATAGGATTTAAACCCAAATACAACAAGGCAATCCAATACGGTGAAAATAAGATATGGGATCAAGTCAACACATTTGACAGCGCGGATGTTTCCGTTCAGCGTGCAGACCTAACATCGGCAGAGCGTGCAGACTTGCTCGGACAAACAATCGCGGCGCTGGGCGGCGTGTTTAATTCAAGTGAGGACATTGCGCCTTATGTTGCAACACTTTACAAGGCGAATTTAGCAAACGGCGGTTTCCGCTACGGTGTGTTTTATAAGGGCAAATACGGACCGCCTGATGAAGATTATGCTGGCAAGGAGGGAAAAACCGACTTTCAATCCCCTTCTATTACCGCAACTTATCAGGCGTGTATACACACAATAGATGTTGGCGGCGATGCGAAAAGCCTTATTGAATACCATGTTGACACCACAGATGCAAATTGCCCGTCTGATATAGATGATACATGGTTTGCGTCTGTTGCCGTTCCCACGGCTGACACAGTAGCACCGACACTGACAAGTGTTCCGGCTAACAATGCAACAAATGTACTGGCGACTGCTGCGGTTGTTATCACCTTTAACAAGGCGATGGACTTAACCACGCTTACAGCCGGTAACTTCAAACTGGTGTCTGCGGCGGGCGCTCTTATCGCCTGCACCTTGACGGTCAACACACTTAATACAATCGTTACATTAACGCCGGGTTCAAGTTTATCCGCTGGTATTGTGTATTTTGCGATTGTTTCCGAGGATGTCCGCTCTGCTTCGGGCGTAAACCTTGCGGCGGCATCTTCAATCAAATTTACGGTAGCATCGTAATAGCAACATTAAACAACGGGGCGGGAAACCGCCCCATATTTTAAGAATGAAAGGACGCGTTAAAAGTGATAACTATAACACTTAAGAGGTTTATCGGGTTCGACGATGAAGGTAAAGAAAAAACAGAGGATAAAACATACTTTGCGCCATACTTAAAGGCGCGGGTTGTGCGCTCCGCGACTGAATTATACGAAAATCTTGAAGCGGGACGAGCAACAGTTAAAGACCTTGATATGATAGTCAATTTTGTTGTTGACCTATTTGGGAAACAATTTACATCGGATGATATTTGGGACGGGTTAAGTCAAGAGGAAGTAACGCCTGTTTTAATGGGTATAATCGCAAATGTTATAAACGGGGTTAGCGAGAAAGAGAACGCAATCCCAAACGCACCGGCGGAGTAGGTAAAAAAATTACCTATTCCGAAATGATGAAAGAATTTTATATTGACCGAATAAATACTGGTTGGACTTTGCCGGAAATCGACAATTCCGACTTTTTTTATTGGCTTGATTTAATGGCGTATATGGCGAAACAAAAAGAAGAAGCGGAAACCACAACGATTGACAACATTTTTTAGGGGGCGAAATCATGGCAGACGAGGCGATAAAATCATTAGCGGTAAAACTCGCCCTTGAAAACGGCTCTTTTAACAAAGGAATAGCAGACTTAAAACAATCCCTGAATGTAGTCAATTCGGGTTTTAAAGCGTCGGTTGCCGGTGTGAAAGATTGGGGCGCGAACATTGACGCGCTGAAAAACAATGCTTCGGCATTAGGCGATAAAATCACACTGCAAAAGCAAATTGTCGGCAAATATGCCGAGGAATTAGATAAATCTAAAAAGGCATTAGATGATAATTCCGCGAAAATGCTTGACATTAAAGATAATCTCGACAAAACCACAGCGGCATATAAAGACAGCGTAACCGCAACGGGCAAAAACTCCGATGAAACAAAGCAGTTAAAGGTGCAGCTTGATAGTTTAACAGACCAATACACAAAATCGGAAAAGGTTGTTATTAATAACAAAACCTCACTCAACAAGCTAACCACAGAATATAATAATGCAAAAGGTGAAGTTAATAAACTTGAAAGCGAACTGGAAGAAACCACTGCGGCAATTGATAAGCAGGCTAAGCGTTTTCAAAATCTCAGCACGCATATTAAAACTGCTGCGGGGCACATGGGGAGCGGGCTTGTTAAGGGCGCAAAATTAGCAACAGGTGCGATGGCAGGAATGGCAGCCGGAGTTGCCGGCGCTGTTTTAGGTTTAGGCAAGTTAATGGGTAAAAGCGCCGAAAGTGCTGATGTTATTGCCGAAAGCGCTGAAAAATACGGAAAAACAACCGACGAAATACAGAAAATGCAATATGTCGGAAAGGGGCTTGATGTTGAATTATCGACCATGCTCAAAGGTCAAACCCTGCTGACAAAGGCAATGTATGCGGCAAAGGACGGAACAGGGGCGCAAGCAGACGCTTTTAAAGCGTTGGGTGTTTCGGCAGTTGACAGCAACGGAAACTTAAGAGACGCGTCAACGGTGCAAACCGAATTGTTTGATAAATTAAAAGCAATGCCAAACGCGACAGAAAGAAATGCGCTGTCATTAAAATTATTCGGCAAAAGCGCAATGGAACTTAACCCGCTAATTAATGCAGGTGGTACAGCTATTGCAAAGATGGGTGCAGAAGCGGAAAAGTCCGGCGCGGTTATGAGCAAAGCAACAATTGAAGGACTTGATAAATTCGGAGATAGCTCCGACCAATTAAAGCAATCGATACAAGGTATGGCTGGCACAATGATGTCAAGC